AGACCGCACCCAATCATATTAGGAAGCTCGGCTTTAGACTGAAATGATCTCCATAAACAGAATGAAGACCCGCCGCTGCCGCTTTGTTAAGGGGCGTCGTGAGACCTGTTGTATTAATCCGCGCCGTGGCTACTGGTGCTTCAGTCATAAGATGCCCCGATACATCAAACGTCGCATGACGCGTAAGTGTTGCCGGCGTTAGATCGAACGGATAAACTCCCACCGCATCTCCTGACAGATCTTCTGCCACACCTGATCCTGTTGATACAGCTTCTCCCGCGACTTCAAGAGCTGAAAGCACGGAAGAAACTCGTCCATCTCGAGCAGTTGACAGAGCTTGTAGAGCACATACGGATAGGACAAAAAGTTAGACCGATTGGCCGGACAGTATTTGATGAACGCCGGCTGGATCTCCTTGAACATGTGCTGGAGCTTCTCCTCCATCTCCTTCGACAGCGTCAACATAGTCATTTGTTGCTGAATCTTATTCTTGATCTGCTGGACGTGATCATACATCTTGGAGAACTTGAGCTTCTGAAGCACTTCGCGGATCTTGTCCTTCTTCAGCTTCTTGGGATCTGAGATCCGCTCCTTGCGCAACTCCCGCATGACCGACTCAATGACATCCTGGGGAATATCCGTATTCTCCTTGGCCTGGAACTGGGCCAGCCACTCATTGAAGTGATTGATCTTCTTATACGCAAAATACGTGACTTCGCGGGGCGGATCCTTATAACTCGGCTTCTCAGAATCGATCAAGATGAACTCCTCGCGACCGCAACTGGGGCAACCCAGGAGCGCCTCATTTTGATAGAAGGTCATCTCCACATCGCAGGCCGCGCAATAGCCCCAGCCCGGCTCAATGCCGGATCCAGGCATGACGCCGCCCTTGATGGCCGTTGGATCCACGATCGCCAGATATTTCTCGAGCATCTTGTCACGATTGAGACCCGTCGTCGTATCCATCTCACTGGCCTTGACCTTGGATGGAGATGGTGTGATGGGCGACGGCGCCTCGAAATAGCTCAGCACCGAATTTGACTGAATTCGCTGTGGGGCAGCCGTCGTCTCGCCCTTGGACAGCAGTTCCTGCGCATCGAAATACTGGAAGAGAGTATCGCCTACATCGAGAAAATAGTCGATGCGACGCTTATCCGAGCGGATATCGGCGATTCGCCGACTCGTCTCCTCTATCGCGTCACTGAGTTGGCGCCATTCATCGGTGTACGTTTCCGACATGGTCGCAAATTCGGACTTCAATGTGACCAACTTGGTCTCGAGTTCCACCAGTGCTATCTTATCATCACCGAATTCCCGCATTTTTTGTTGATGGAAGGCTTCAAGCGTGGTCGCCTGTTTTACTTTTGTCTCTGATATTACATTGCTAACGAGAACGTCTCGTATAGACATTAAGCTGATGATCTCTCAACCCGACGCTTTAGATACGCGAAGCGTATCTATAACTGAAGTGTGCCGCACTGAAGGCTAGGTCCGCGACTCGCGTGTCGCGAGTCGCGGCCCTCTCCGGGTTATCAAAGTAGCCGCCCCAGTTTAGAGAATGGTTCAGGGAGGGTTAATGCAGCTCGTGGCCTATGGCGCACAGGATGTCTATCTAACGGCGAATCCCCAGGTGACCTTTTTCAAGCAGCTGTATCGTCGCCATTCCAACTTTGCGATGGAGTCGGTGGAGCAGGTATTTACCGGCGCGCCCAATTTCGGCAAGAAAGCACAATGTGTGATCAGTCGCAATGGGGATCTGATCTTTCGCATGTATCTTCAGGCCACACTGCCATCGGTGGATCTCAACGACCCCAGTGTTAGTGCCATGGATGCCTCTGGCGATCAGTTTCGCTGGCTGAATTGGGTCGGCCATAATCTCATTAACAATGTCTATATTGAGATCGGTGGTCAGCAGATCGACAAGCACTATGGAGACTGGCTCCAGATCTGGAATGAGCTCACCCAGCCGGCGGGTAAGCAGGCGGGTTACGCTGAGATGGTGGGGAATGTGCCGGAAATGACGAATTTGATTACTAAAATTGGTCCGAAAGGCGGCTGTACAAATATGTGTGAGGGCGGTGATCCTCATTCGAGCGCCGAGTCGCGCAGCTGCTGTCCCGAATATACCCTGTATATCCCGCTCCAGTTCTGGTTTAATCGCCATGCCGGCCTCGCTCTGCCGCTCATTGCGCTTCAGTATCACGAGGTCCGCATCTCACTGGAGTTCAATCAGCTTCAGAATCTGATGTGGACGAATAATCCCACAATTATGGACGCCATTAATGCTATCGGTCTCGTGTCCGCCTCAATCTACGTGGACTATATCTATCTGGACACGGAGGAGCGCAAGCGCTTCAGTCAGGTGGCCCACGAATATCTGATCGAGCAGCTCCAGTTTACAGGCGGCGAGTCCATCACGAGCGCGGCGAATAAGATTAAGATGGCCTTCAATCACCCCTGTAAGGAAATCGTGTGGGTCGTCCAGCGCCAATCTTTTGTGTCGACGGATCCGGCAGTGATCAATCCCTGGAAGGGCCAGCAGCCGTTTAATTATTCGGATTATTGGGATCGTGCGGCTCTCGAGTCAGGATACGCTATTACGACGGTTGAAGGCCTGGCTGGCTGGAATCCCGTAGCGGTCGCCAATATTCAGCTGAACGGTCAGGATCGCTTTTCTGAGCGTGAGGGACGCTATTTTAACCTGGTCCAGCCCTATCAGCATCACACGAACATACCGGCAGTGGGCATTAACGTGTATTCCTTCGCATTGAATCCGGAGGAGCACCAGCCCAGTGGCACCTGTAACTTCTCCCGGATAGACATTGCTACCCTCAACATGACTGTGTCGACTAACACGGTGTATGATGGAAATACGGCACAGGTGCGCATTTATGCGACGAATTACAATGTGTTGCGTATCATGGCGGGCATGGGCGGATTGGCTTATTCCAACTGAGGCTTGCGGCCTCATACACATACATCACTAAACTGCTATGACGGACAGAAATATTAACTCGGATATCACTGATATCGGAGTTAACACCTCATTCTCCCGGACAATTCTCCCGAAATAATTTTAGATCCTTAAAGTATAAATGACGTCCGGTGGTCTTATGCAGCTTGTGGCTTATGGTGCTCAGGACGTATATCTGACGGCTAACCCTCAGGTGACCTTTTTCAAGCAGCTGTATCGTCGTCACTCCAACTTTGCGATGGAGGCCATCGAGCAGACCTTCAACGGTGTGGGTAACTTCGGCAAGCGTGTACAGTCCACCATCTCCCGTAACGGCGATCTGATCACCAAGGTGTACGTCCAGGTGACCCTGCCCGCCATTGATGGTTCCATTTTCGGCACTGCAACTGGTGGTGAGAACAGCATCTCCTGGGTGCCCTACCTGGGCCAGTACCTGATCGACAATGTGTATGTGGAGATCGGTGGCCAGCAGATCGACAAGCACTATGGTGAGTGGCTCCACATCTGGAATGAGCTGACTCTGCCTGTGGGCAAGGAGCTGGCCTACCTGAACATGGTGAACGCCTATGGCGGTGTGGCACTGTCTCCTTCTGGTGCTTGCTCTAGCTGCCAGACTGAGGTGAGCCCTGAGGATGTGCGTGCTCTGGCCTGCGTGAACCCCATGATCTCTGCCAACGGCACTGACTGCGTGTTCGCCAACACCACTGCCTTCTCTCCTAACCTGTCCACCAGCAGCCTGAGCCAGTCCGATAGCGAGCCACAGACTCCTGGCCTGAATGGCTGCATCCCTGAGCAGACTCTGTATATCCCTCTGGAGTTCTGGTTCTGCCGCCACGCAGGTCTGGCTCTGCCTCTGATCGCCCTCCAGTATCACGAGGTGAAGATCAACGTGGAGTTCACTCCTCTCCAGTACCTGGAGAACATCAGCGTTGCCAACGCCTCTGGTGGCATCACTGCCAACCAGGTGCTGTCTAACCTGGCCAACCTGGGCATGGTGTCTTGCTCTCTGTATGTGGACTACATCTACCTGGACACTGAGGAGCGCCGCCGCTTCGCCCAGGTGGCCCACGAGTACCTGATCGAGCAGCTCCAGTTCACTGGCACTGAGTCTGTGACCGCCACCTCCAACAAGATCCAGCTGTCCTTCAACCACCCTTGTAAGGAGATCGTGTGGGTGGTACAGAACCCCAGCTACCTGGACTGCAACTCCTCCCTGAACTCCCCTTGGCGTTACACCGATGCCAATCTGGGCAACCCCACCGCCGTGGCCAAGATCCAGCTGAACGGCCAGGACCGTTTCACCGAGCGTGAGGGCAGCTACTTCAACTTCGTGCAGCCCTACCAGCACCACACCAACACCCCCTCCACTGGTATCAACGTGTACTCCTTCGCCCTGAAGCCCGAGGAGCTCCAGCCAAGCGGCTCTTGCAACTTCTCCCGTATCGACAATGCCGTGCTGAACCTGACCCTGACCCCCGCCACCTTCAGGACCAACGTGGATCCCTTCCCCACGCTCAGTCGCGCATCCGATTTCACTTCTGATCCTACTTTCCCCGCACAGTCTTCCGCCAACGTGAACGTGTATGCGACCAACTACAACGTGCTGCGTGTGATGAGCGGCATGGGCGGCCTGGCCTACTCCAACTAAGCGCGACTTAGGTGGACCATATCTCTTATTTTTGTATTTATGTATTGATCCTATAGTGGGAGTATGACGTACGATATCTATATTCAGATGGTAAAAATTCTGAATATAGACATGTCCCGGAATTAAATTCTCCGGCAAAGGTATAAATGACGTCCGGTGGTCTTATGCAGCTCGTGGCTTATGGCGCACAGGATGTGTATCTGACGGCTAACCCTCAGGTGACCTTTTTCAAGCAGCTGTATCGTCGTCACTCCAACTTTGCGATGGAGGCCATCGAGCAGACCTTCAACGGCGTGGGCAACTTTGGCAAGCGTGTACAGTCCACTATCTCCCGTAACGGCGATCTGATCACCAAGGTCTACGTCCAGGTGACCCTGCCAGCCATTGACAGCACTGTGATCGACCCCGCATGTAACTTTAGTTGGGTGGCCTCTGTCGGCGATTTCCTGATCGACAATGTGACTGTGGAGATCGGTGGCCAGCAGATTGACAAGCACTACGGCCAGTGGCTGTATATCTGGAACCAGTTGACTCTGCCTACCGGTGTCCAGCCTGGATACAGCTACATGGTTTCTGGTTCTACTGCTGACTATCGTGGAACCTGTGCTCCTTGCGATGTTGAGAATCAGAATGGATGTCAGTCTGAGAAGACTCTGTATATCCCTCTGGAGTTCTGGTTCAATCGTCATGCTGGCCTGGCCCTGCCTCTGATTGCCCTCCAGTATCACGAGGTGAAGATCAATGTGGATTTTGTACCTCTCCAGTATCTGCTGAACATCACTGGTGGCACCGCTACTCAGAAGTCTACCTCCTTCAACAACGTGTCCAAGCTGGGCATGGTGGCCTGCTCTCTGTTCGTGGACTACATCTATCTGGATACCGAGGAGCGTCGTCGTTTCGCCCAGGTGGCCCACGAGTATCTGATTGAGCAGCTTCAGTTCACTGGCACTGAGTCCGTGACCTCCACCTCTAACAAGATCAAGCTCCAGTTCAACCACCCCTGTAAGGAGGTGGTGTGGACGGTCCAGAACCCCGTCTTTTATGACTGCAACTACCAGAATAACAGCCCTAGCAATTATAATGATAACAACGGCTATAACCCCACTGCCGTGGCCAAGATTCAGCTGAACGGCCAGGACCGCTTCGTGGAGCGCGAGGGCTACTATTTCTCTGTGGTCCAGCCCTACCAGCACCACACTAACTCCAGGGCAACTGACAATATCTGCGTCTATTCCTTCGCTCTGAAGCCTGAGCAGATCCAGCCCAGTGGCTCCTGCAACTTCTCTCGCATTGACAATGCCGTGCTGAACCTGACTCTGACTCCCAGTTCCTTTTCTGGTTCTAATACCTCCGTGAACGTGAACGTGTATGCGACCAACTACAACGTGCTGCGCATCATGAGTGGCATGGGCGGCCTGGCCTACTCCAACTAAACGTAAAATCACAATTAACTTGTATAAGGAGTAAACCTCCTAATATAAGTTATACAAACAGTTACACAAACCGAATGGCGTCCATATCGAGACCCTGGAACGCGGCCAACGTCATCCTCAGTCCCTCCAATTCATCCGCCGGCAGATCCGCCACCGGATTCCCACGAATGACAAATCGCCGAAATGCCGGCTGAGGAGTCTTGAGCCCCTTCTCCAACCAAAACTCTGTCGTATTGGACTCCAGTACCTGGACCAGAAACAAGAGTTCCGTCCTATCTAGATCCTGGTTGGATAAGTCTATTCCATTTACACCGGCCATACTCAACTTCTCAGGATTGGCAAAAGTGTCTTTTCCAAAGTGGACACGTAGAGTTCTGGAAAAGGTGGGGATAAAATCATCACCGATCTCGGCGATCAACTCATGAAGCGTGGGCAAGTCCACACCATAAGGAGGCTGGCCCTCGCGTCCCCGTCCAAATAGCCCCGTCTTTTTCGTTGCTGGATAGCGGATATGACGCGTAAAATACTGGTGGAGAGGTGATCCATAGGACATATCAATCATCTTCGAGCCCACCAGCCGCTTGACCTCACCGATCAACGTCGAATTACCGGCCTTACTGGTCAGTCCACCAGTGGGAACCTTGCTCAGCTTCATGGTCTTTCGCCTCTCTTTTGTTTCTATAGGTTCAAGGCTCCGAGCCGCAGATTTCAGCGCCGTCACCGGTGCTCCAAGCACCTCATCTACTAGCTCGACCGGTAGCTTCTCATAGTCAGCGCGACAGCGCGGCAGACCACCGGCTCGCAACTCTCTCAGCACCCGTTTCACCGTCGCCTCATCCGTGCTAAAGAGCTCAGGACAGCCTGGCATATTCTCCAGACGCACACGAGCCTGTAAGATGAACTGCTTCATGGCCCTCACGGTCACGATCCGTTCTCCAGACCCACCCGTCACGAACGAGTAGAAGCGGCGCGCCCGTCCGCCTCCAGATCCGCACGCCAGCAGTCGCTCCATGGTATCCGCCGCAGCCGTCAAGAAGGTCCGCATAGATGCGGTACCATCGCTGCGATCACCAACACGCTCTAACAGCTCGCTCAGCTCCGCAGCCACAGGGGACTCTGCTAGTCCCAAGCGGGCCTCTATGGCAACTGGCAGTGGCACGAGTTCGTCGACACAGGTTGCAACTGCTGCCGAATTCCCCTTACTACCGGGTATGGGATATCCGAAAATCCCCAGTGCTTTAGCGGGATACTTGATCCGATTCAGAAGCACCAGACAGAATCGATCAAAGAAGTTGAAGAGTTCGCCATCCGTCACCGCTAAAGCCGCACCCGCGCGGGCAGTCAATCGCACATCCGACCTGCGCTTCACAGGGCTTCTTCGGGTGAACATCCCTCTACTATGGGAGCCGGTTCCAGCACCTCTATCTCTTCAAAGTCGCTCAGCAGCAGCGACAGCGCATGACTCCGCCGCTCGAGCCAGGTGTCTCCAGGCGCCTGTCGGGTGAGCCACTTCCACCGCCACTCGAACCGCAGTGCCGCCCGCTCGTCGGCAAAGCCACCGACCAAAAATCGCCGTGTCCAGGCCCGCCCCTTCGTCGCCCGCGCACCACCTGCTAGTTCTCCATTGTGCTGCCGCAGTCGCCGCGCAGGATTCACTGTTGCTCCTATGTAGGTTTTGCCTCCTCCGATAGCCTCCAACATATAGCAATACCACATTCTACGTCGGACTAATGAAATTATAGTAACATCCAACCTTATTCAGGTAGATATGCGCTCCGTTATTTTGGCGAGCAATGTCACTGATAAATACACCATCGGCATGATATAGGTCAGTGATCCATGTAATATGTTTAACATGCTGTTTATGAACAATAAACATGGCAGTATCTATGTGGTCAGGCTGGATGTTATTTCCATATAAAATAGTAGTTGCTGTGCGCTGTTGATTAAAGGTGTAGAAATATTTGCTGTTTAGCTGATCAATAATAGATCCAAATTCAGGATGAAGTATATTATCGTCATCTAAAAAATAAATGAACCCATTATCGACCAGACTCATACCATAGTTTCGTTGAGGATGACCAGCTGAACCGACAACATCGCATTCCACTTCTAGTATATGTAGATGGCTGTCATATAACCTAGTATATGTTCTATCTCGTGATGTATCATACACTATAATCCATTTATCAATTTTGTCAAACGGAATACTGTTATACAAAATAGGAATATTCTGTTGTCTGCTACACGGAGTGATTATAGTTAGTGTATTCGTTTCATTAGCAGAAAGAGTAGGTCGAATAGTATTTAGTTTTGATATATCGGGGGTTCTATTTGTAGGAAATTTAACATTTTTAAGAAAAAATGGTCCACATGGCATTCTATATAATTGGGCTATTATAGTTCTTTCCACGCCTTACCCTGGACCCCCTAGCCTCTAACATTCTTCGCACCAGTATAGAGATGCTGACCGATACCTTCACGATCGCGGCAGCAACCGGCATACTCGGCGGCCTCATCCTCTCCGCCATCTTTGGCAGCTACGCTCTGCCAACACGCATTCCTACCCAATTCACTATCGCCGGCTATCCACTCAGTGTCGTTCTTGCCAATCTCGTGCTCGGCTCCATACTCGGCGCCATTGTACTCCTGGGCTATGTTAGTTCCATTGTCCAGGATACGACCTTTCCCACCAAAAACCCAGCCGCCTTCGTCACAGAGACAGTCATCGTCGGCCTAGTTCCCGCCTCCGTAATCTACGTGATCACCGATTTCCGCGACGACGGCAAACTCGATCTGTCGACGCTGAATTCCGACTTTATCCTACTCGCAACAAAATTCGCGATCTTCCATCTTCTTTTTCAGTTCAGCGGCCTATACACCTACATGCTCACTAGACACGATTAAGCGCCTCCTGCCACACGAGCGGCTGATTCGCCCACGCCTTAATCTGGGTCCGATCGGCCACGCGCACGACGGGAGAATAGGGCATCACATTCTCAGACAATCCCCACATCCAGAAGCCCCACTCCCCCTGGAAGCTGGGGATCGCCTGAGCATAGAAACCCGACTTCTGGAACCCCATGTTAGTTGTCCAGATGCGCTGAAAGCCCTCTCCGATGTTGCCGAAGGGCCGCACGGGTCCGCAGTGGGTCACCATGCGCCCCCGCTCGGTCAGATGAGTCCGGAGTGCGAGCCAGAACTGGATGGAATACAGATAGCCGCTGTCGTCATCGGGATCGGGCAGATCCACGATGATGGCGTCGTAGCGACCGAGAGTTGGGATGGCCGCCTGGATATCGGCGGAAATGTAGCGGACACAGGGGTGCTCGATGACCCCGGGTGCCCAGTTGAGATACTGGCGACAGAGGGTGACGAGCTCACGGTCAATGTCGATCCAGTCGACATGATCCGGCTCCCACTTGAGCACCTCGCGAACAGTGGCCCCCTCGCCCCCGCCAATGACTAGCACACGCGACCCGATACCGACGCGGGCCATCGTGGGATGGACCAGGGCCTCGTGATAGATATGCTCGTCGGCCGCGGCACTCTGGAGCTCGCCGTCAAGAAAGAGCATACGGCCATAAGTGGGGGAGTCGGCGATCATCACCTCCTCACAGAACTCGGTTTGTCCCCCAAAGACGCGGTCAATCTGGTAGGTGGTGATCGCATCTGACTCGGACTTCTCAGTAAATCGCAGCATCGTGTCGCACCCATACCCACCCATCCCCCGATCAACTTTATCAAAAAATCAGGGCCCAGGGTATAACGATGAACTGGTTTATGATTCTGTTTTTGGCAGCACTCTTCTTCGTGTTAAGCCCCGGTGTGCTGCTGCGTCTGCCTGCCCGCGGTGACGTGTACACCGTGGCCGCGGTCCACGCCGCCGTGTTCGCCCTGGTCTGGCACTTTACCCACAAGGCCGTGTGGCACGCATCCGTGTCCTATTAAACCTCACTCCAAGTAATGCCGGCGGCACATGGGTTCATAGATATTCGCCCCACCCACAGTGACCCGCTCCTCACGTCCGCTCACAGCCTTCGTGAAGATCGCAGCCGTACCATCGCCACAGCGCCGACACAGCGCCGTCTTCTTCTCAATGACGTCCGCGTGCGCAGCTAACGCGAGTACCTCGCCGAAGGGACGGCGCTCGGCATCACCGTCGAGCCCCACGACGACCACGTGCTTACCATAGCGGTCCACCGCCGCCGTCACAAAGTCGATCAGGCCGCTGAAGAACTGTGCCTCATCAATGACGACAACTTTCGCCGCCCCAAATCCCGGCCATGTTAGTACCTCGTAGAGTCCGGTCAGCGCAACGGGGCTCGCCGGTACGGCGATCCGGTCATGATTGATGACGGCATCGACACCGTAGCGCGTATCATTTGCCGCTGTGAGAACTAGCACGGGTCCGAGACATTCGGAGCGGCGCACGACGCTCTGAATTTCACTGGTCTTTCCGGCGAACATGGGTCCGACCACAATACGGAGGGACATCTTGCTAGTCTATGACAGGCGCTACTGCGTGTCATATTTATGAATATAACCTATACTGTAATAGATGTCGCACACGCTTATATGTATAGATAGAACGTCAGCCTTAACTCATACTGATATACTTAATCGGGCAATAGGTGCGTCTGAGTATCAGTTATATAGTCTATTGTCAAATCTCAAGAAGACTATACCTATCCGATGCTACAATCATCTTAAACAGTATAGAGCGATCGACTCTATCGAATATAAATCATTATATACGATAGCATGTTCTGCCAGTGATATCGTGCTGATCCAACGATTCTATCCGATTGAGCGCGAAATATGCGCTAAAATTATACAGAATCGTAAACTTGTGTGGATTCATGATATACCCGACATGAATATCTTCCTTGGTAATGATAACACTAAAATCCAGTATTATCGTCAACATCATATAGAATTTAGAGATGACGTGTTATTACCGATACTGAATGATCCAATGATATCATTTATAGCAAATAGTGAACATACTCGACACCTCTTTATGGAGTTCATACACAAATACTCTGGTATAACTCAATATGATAGATGTAGTGTGATTTATAATATCCTGTACGGCGATGAATTCGATACAACGCCGATTCCTAAAATCCCAAAACGCCTGATCTATGCGTCGGCATGGCAAAAAGGTATTTGGAAAGTCATTGATATATTTCGCTATATAGTATCACAGGATGCCGAATATTCGCTGACGCTTCTTTCCCCAGGGTATGATTGGCAACATTTTAACGACTATGTTAGGAGCCTTAAAGAAGAATTCGGCGACAAGATTACTATTTTGGGCCCGTCCACGAAACGAGAGCTCTGTATTGCCATTAAAGAGTCTGTATGTTGTCTAAGTTCCACATTTAATGAGACGTTTGGATGTATATTTGCGGAAAGCATCTACCTCGGCACCCCTGTTATTGCAGATAAACGTAGTGGCGCAGTGAGGGAGATAGTAGGGGGTGATAATATAGTAGATTATAATCATGCGAATACTGTTTATGATAAGCTACAGCATCTACCGTTGGCAGTAACATTATTGCCGCAGTTTTTACCCGATCTAACCATCTCTAAATGGATAACCCTCGTTTCCCCTGATATAAAGAATTAATCTAAATATATAGATGACTGATCATGGTATAGTATACCTACGATTGGGATATACGGAAACTACCTTATTATTTTACTACTGGTGTACGCATTATAGTGACATGGATATTACCTTATTTAAGGAGTCACAATATTCTCTCATTAATTGGTTATATTCAACGAGTGGATTTTACGATAAAACCATAGCAGGATCATATTTCGATTTTGATCCAGCTACATGTTTAGCGTCCAGCGTATATCAACGGTATATGGCATCTATCCTAACGATGTTAACTAAGCATACAGAATTAGTTATGCAGTTTCATAATCTACCCGAAGAATGGAAATCTTATAAAACTGCATTTTTAGGCTATATTTCTGAGCGGGTTCACTCACACAGTGTATATAATATGTCGTTATATAGTTTAACGTCTAAACTCGCAGGTAAGCGTGTATTAATCGTGAACCCGATGTCTAGCCTTATGAAACAGCAATATGAATCAGGGAATATTAAGCACATTACCCCCGGTTTTTTAGATATACTAAGTATTGATACTATTGAAAATCCTTATACATTCTTTAATACTGGACCCCATAATTCTATATTTGAAACAACGGAGACCGTATGTTCAGAAATAGATACTAAGATATTCGATATAGCCATCGTGTCGTGTGGCGCATATTCATCGTTGCTAGCCGATTATATTAAAACAAAACATGGTAAAGATGTCATTTGCATAGGTGGTAATCTTCAATCACTGTTTGGTATCAAGACGGGCAGAAATATGGGTCATAAATATTATGAACATTGGATTTCTGTCCCCGAACATCTCAAACCTGTAGATTACATGAAGATCGAGAAAGGTTGTTATTGGTAATTTTATTTGAAGCAAAGAGTATAAGATGACCGATAGGCGCGACATGTTTTTTCAGTCACATATGAGTAAGTATAGAAAGGGGTTTAGTATAATTGAACCATACATAACACAGGATTCTGTCATCTTTGATATTGGATCCAATATTGGTATGTTTTCATTGGCTATTTGTGAATCAACTAAATATAATACGTTATATTTATTTGAGCCAAGCAGAGAGTTGATAGACTATAGCAAAGAGAAACTGGCAGGGTACCCTAATGTCCATTTTATTAATAAAGGTGTTGGTTCAACCAATGAATCCCTAATCTTATACAAGAATACGGATAGTAATATTGGATGGAATTCATACTATCAGAAGGACCCCCTACAGCCAGGCGGCGTGTTACCTATTAATAAGATGGAACAGGAAGACACTGTCGTAATAACCCTTGATACATTTTGTGATCAGAATCAGATATCGAACATTGACTTTGTTAAAATAGACGTTGAAGGTATGGAATTTAAGGTGCTAGAAGGGTTTTTGCTAACATTACAGAGGCTTGATAAGAAACCATATCTTTATGTTGAGGTGGGGTGGGGTACAGCACATCCTGAGTGGGATCTCGTAAACTCTGTATACGAGAAGATTTTTGACCTTGGATATAATCGTGTGACGTTTACAGATAAAACGGAGGATGTGTTGTTTATACCATTATAAGCGCTTTCTCAATATATGTATTTAATAGTGTATCTATACTATCAACATCAAACTCTTTATAGAGATTAGTATATATTTCGTTATAATTGTTTAAGGTGTGTGCCGCTATAGTAGCAAGATCATCATACTTCCCAAAGATAATGTAGTTAGATAATGGGTATGTAGCATAATGTTCAGAATATTCTGAAATAACAATAACTTTATTAAGAATACACCTTGTAATTCGGATCTCTTCTAATATATTATAATCGTGTTCTCTATGATGTACGTTAAGCAGTATCTTTGATCTGAATAATATATCATCTCTCTCTTTACCCCATTTAGGGGGATTTCCAATAAACATATGCTTATTAAAACTGGATACTAATGACGAATATATATGATTCGTGCGCGAATTGAAGCTACAACACAATACATAATCTAATGTCTTCTCATACATATGTATCTCATCTCTATTCACTTGATATGGCAGATACCTACTTAGTATACCATGTTTCTTTAGAATGATACAATTGGCGTTACTGTAATCGCATACAGTGATGCGCGGGTATCTAGCATGAATATTACGTAATGGTGTTAAAAAATTATATTGAGAGTGTGTTCCGTCTATTGTTAGTTGCTCTAAGTTAACTAAAAAAATGTTGGATTCATTACGAAAATTATAATTAGCATACGCTGCTCCAAAATATATAAACCTATCGAGTATAGAGTATTCTGGGATAGTATCCCCCGGGGTTTCTATAATTATCCCTTGTACTAGATTAGCCAAAGATCTTACATATTCTATGACGATATTCTTCAGACCAGATGTTATAATTAAATAATTACTCATTATATAATGAGCATCTATTTAACGGTAAGGTCAACCCTAAAATTACAATATGGATCATTTGATGAGGAACTTACTGAGCAGAACTTATCATGTAAATATATACTACCAACAGATACTGTATTAGAAATAGGCGGTAATATGGGTAGAAATGCGCTAATAATAAGTTCTATCCTTAAGGATGATAAGCAGTTTGTTACAATGGAACCCAACCCTGAGTTTTATACTAAATTGGTGACAAATAGAAATATAAATAATAAAACATTTAATATTGAAAACTCTGCCCTGTCGCTACACCCACTGTTTTGTATAGGTTCTCTGACGTCTTCAAGTGATACGCTTAATGAAAAATTTCCATTATCTAAGGATCATATTAACAAAAACACCCATGCTCACAGAGACTGTTCTATTATATCATTTTCATCTCTAGAAGACAAATACGATATATCATTTAATGTGCTAGTTGTAGATTGCGAAGGCGCATTTTATTATATATTAAAAGATATGCCATACATTCTACATAATATACGTATGATAATCATGGAAAATGATTATGAGAATAAAGATCATTATGAGTATATCTATTCTACACTAGTATCTCAACACTTTACATGTATTGAAAGTATTCCATTACCAAATTGTCCCTGGAATGCCCCGTGTAAAGATAATTTTTACGAAGTATGGAAAAGATAGACGTTTGAACATACACAGTTGGATCGTATGTTCTCGATTTAAATATAGTGTGGTCTAAATAAATATATGTCCGCCTACGGGAAATATACATATGGGACCCCAAAGGTCCATTGGAAGAGTGAAGGGGCACAATTATATATAGGCAATTTTTGTTCAATAGCAGATAATGTCAATATATATTTAGGAGGAAATCACAGAACAGATTGGGTAACGACCTACCCATTTGGGCATATTCATACAGGTAGATTTAATTCATTCAATGGCAAAGGTCACCCGGCAACAAAGGGTGATGTGATTATTGGAAATGATGTATGGATTGGTACTAATGTAACGATCATGTCTGGTATAACAATTGGCGACGGTGCTGTATTAGCTAATAATAGTCATGTCGTTAAAAATGTAGAGCCATATAGTATAGTTGGAGGAAATCCTGCTAAATTGATCCGTTATAGATTTACAGAGGCGCAAATATGTAAATTATTAACTATAAAGTGGTGGTTATGGGACGATGCTAGGATTAATACATATATTCATTTGTTATGTAATGGCGATATCGATAAATTTATTAAAGAAGCTATGCCAGCGACTGTCGATGAATGTCTCGACGAA